AAAAAAACGTTATAAAAAATTTTTAAAAAAATTAAATCGTTTATGGCTTTTTTAGTTGCGAACTTACCACCTATAAAGGTGTTTGTAAAAAAACAATATTTATATGATCACAAAAAAGGACAAGGAGAATTTGTAGAAGGTGTTTGGGTTAGCTGTAAATCTATCCAAGGTCGAGCACTTTACTTTGAAACGTATCTGCCGGAATATGGTGCTTTATACGATAAGCTCCCTATTAGTGCTTTTGTCACTGCCCCTACTGATCAAGATCTTCCTTTAGAAGAACTAGAACTGTGGGATGCGTTTAGCTATCACTTTACTATTGTAGAAAAAGCTTCGCTTTCCGGCGTTAGATGTAAATTCCTTGCGCCCTCAAAAAAATGGTACTATGGTGAATACTTGTTTACGATTGACAACTGCCATGCGGACAGTAACACCTTAAACACATCTTATTCTGAGGTCCCAGAGGAGCATAAATCGTTTAACATACTAGAATTGGACAATGGTCATTACGCAGCACAGCCAAATAACCGTGTTATATTCTACGATAAGTCATTAACGCCGTCAGAAACGACGCAGCCTGATTTTAAAGTGTCAACAGAGTATTATTCTGTTGAAAATAAGTCAAAATGGACTGCTGGCGACGATGAAAACTATTTTTATGACTTAAAAGAGCAAAAATGAGCAATTTAGAGACGCTTGATACCCAAACTTTAAAGTATATTCTTAAAAATGCGCTGTTAGACAAGCAAGAAAAGTCACAAAATGATTTTTTATCGTTTGTCAAGACTGTTTGGCCTGATTTTATAGAAGGAAAACACCATCGCATCTACGCAGAGAAGCTAAATCGTATTGCAAAAGGCGAATTAAAGCGCCTTATTGTCAATATGCCACCCCGACATACAAAATCGGAGTTCGCATCTAACCTTTTTCCTGCATTTTACATGGGCAACCATCCAAAGGCCAAGCTTATCCAAACAACACACACAGGCGAACTGGCAATTAGGTTCGGTCGGAAGGCCAAGAACGTTATAGAGTCGCCAGAGTACGAAACAGTTTTCCCTACAGTCAGATTAGCAGCTGATTCAAAGGCCGCCGGCCGTTGGGAGTCAAACCATGGCGGTGAATACTTCGCTGCAGGTGTGGGTGGTGCGATTACAGGACGTGGTGCAGACTTACTTATCATTGATGACCCTCATTCCGAGCAAGATGCACTTTCGCCGGCCGTTCTAGACTCACATTACGAATGGTATACATCCGGTCCGCGTCAACGTCTACAACCTGGCGGTTCAATCGTTGTCGTTATGACAAGATGGTCAATAAAAGATCTCACTGGACGGCTGCTCGAGGCCCAGGGTAAGGCAGAAGATTCTGATCAATGGGAAGTTGTCGAATTCCCTGCAATTATAAATGACAAACCCATGTGGGGTAATTTTTGGACCATGAAAGGTCTACAAGGTGTCAAGGCATCTATTCCAGAGTCAAAATGGCAAGCACAGTGGATGCAACAGCCTACATCCGAGGAAGGTGCACTTATAAAACGTGAATGGTGGCAAACATGGGAAGAAGATACAATTCCGCACCTAAAATACATTATACAAAGCTATGATACAGCGTTTAGTGCAAAAGAGACAGCCGATTACTCGGCAATAACAACATGGGGCGTATTTGAGCCTGAAGAAGGTGGTCCGCAAGCATTAATTCTACTGGACGCGAAAAAAGGACGTTGGAACTTTCCTGAACTAAAACAAATAGCACAAGAAGAATATAAATACTGGGAACCGGAGACAATTTTGATAGAAGCAAAGGCATCTGGCATGCCACTCACTCATGAGTTGCAAAAAGCAGGAATACCTGTTATAAATTATACACCCTCACGAGGAAATGATAAACACTCGAGGGTAAACAGCGTGGCTCCACTATTTGAGTCAGGAGCTATATGGGCGCCCAATAAAAAGTTCGCCGAGGAAGTGATAGAAGAATGCGCAGCGTTTCCTTTCGGTGATCACGATGACTACGTGGATTCTACCACGCAAGCTTTAATGAAATATAGACAAGGCTACTATGTTGGGTTAAAAGATGATTACGAAGATGAGAAAACGACACAAGTCGGAGGGAGGGAGTACTATTAATGTTTGGCACAGGAATAATGGCGTTAGCCGATTATCTGGATTTACCAGAGATCTATCAATCGTACGGCGATACTAACGTAGACAGATTAACAAACCCAGATTTATATGCAGACACACTTGTTAGAGCACCAGGAAATGCTTTACTTGATGCAGCAACTTTTATAGGTGATCTTGCAGGTGATATTCCAGGCGCTGTAGTTGATCAATTTGCAAGCGCAGATTATTACAACCCATTTACACAAGAGGGCATGGAAAGAAATACATTAATACCAGGAATTGATTTTCAAAATATTATAACCGACAGAGGAAAAGATACAGTTTCCGCTTTAATAAATGAATTTACAGGACTACCAAGTTTAACTATTGAAAACCCTATGATGGATGAATCATTAAGTAAAAATTTAATGTTAGACACCCAAGCTACTATAGATTCTAAATACGAACCAGAATTTCAAAACATAGCAGACGATGCTTACAATTATGTTGATAGTGTAATGCCTTCATTTTCAACTTTTGCTGTTAACAATCCTAATAAAACAATAGCAGATTATAAAGCAATGGAAGACGAAATGTTTACTGCAAAATTTGATGAATTGTATGATAGCAATTTATCTTCACAATATATGCAAGATCTAAATAATTTAGCATCACAAAGTTCAATAAATAAATTTGGTTATAATATTTTTGATTCAAATGTTGCTGTTGATGATTTAGTTGGTCCAGGATTAAGAAAATTTGATTTAGGTAATATTAAAGTTCCAGGATTACCAAACTTACCATTAAAGTATGCAGCAGAAGGCGAATATGTTCTTCCGTTCATGGAGTATGAAGGACCAGAAAAAGAAAGATTGCAAGACTTAAGTTTTGCCATGGAACTTGGTGGTGGTTTTGGTATTCCATTAGCAAAAAGATTTCTTAGAAAAGGAATGAAAAAACAAGATAGAATAAGCCCTGACTTACAAGACGCAGTTAATGAATACATGAGGGACTAATGTCTAAAGCAAAATTTGCAAAAATTGTTTTTAAAAAAATAAAAGAAGGAATCCCTGGAGGACCTAGAAAAGGTCAAAAGGTAGCATCACACGGCATATATGACGGCAGGCGGTATGAACTTGATGAACTTACTCCTTTAAAGGCAAGGGGAGAAAAGGGAAACTTTAGTTTTCATCGAGACAAATTTATACCACGTGTAGTACTCGCAGATAAACCAATTGTTAATAAAAAACTTAAAACTAGCCTTACTGACGAGGCTATAGATAAGAATAAATACATTATGGATACTCTTGAAAGTATGCCCGATAAGCAATTATTTCGACTTACAACAAAAGAAATGGATAAAATGTTTGGCCGTAATGTAAGTTCCCAAAGAAAACGTGTGCTTGCTAAAAGAATAGATCCTGCAACAGGAAAAAATTACAAACCTTTTGAAATGGGGCTTTCGGCATTTGGAAGACATTTTAAAAAGTACGATGAATTTGATAATCCAATTGCTATTGATAGAAAATTAAAATCAGATCTTGGTCTCAAAGAAAAAAATTATAAAAAAATAATAAATTTATTTAATGATATAGATTCATTAGCAGAAAGTAAAACTATGAGTGGTATTAATGCAAGAAGTTCTTTGTTTTTACAAGTCAATAGAGCTATCCAAGGTGGCAAAGCAGCAAAAATACCAGAAGATAAAGTAGTACAGAATGTTATAAAACAAGTAGATAATTCTGCTTGGGGAAAAATGTTAAAAGAAAGAAATGTAAGAGCTGCTGATATAAAAAGAGGTGAAAAAATTGGAATACTTACAAAAGATGATAGACCAGAAATAAGTCACGTTATTCCTGTACAAAACGATTTGTCAAAAGCTTTGGATATACAAAATGTTTTTTATGAACCTAGAGGAATAAACAGAGCAAGACCTAGAGGAGAAATTGCTCAAAGAAGAGATGACTATTTACAAGAACTAGATAGTAGGATTATTAATTATGATTTAATGGACAAATATAGTTTATCAAAAGGTGGTCTAATTAAAAAAGGATTACAAAAAATTATTGACAGTGCAAAGTTTGATCCGTCACGTAGAAAATTTATGAAACAAACTGGTGCCACAGCTGCTGCTGCAGCAATGCCTGTGGGTAAATTAACGCCGCTAGCGGCCCAGGCTGCAACAAAAACAATAACAAGAAGTGCACCACCATGGATTAAATCAATGGTAGGTGTATTAGATCAATTAAGTGGACCAAATACTATGGGAAGAACTTTAGCAAATGGCACTAGGATTAGAAATTATGGTAGCAAGGGAAATACACAATCATATGAAATTACAAACTCGGATGGTTACAAAGTTCCTGTTAACATGACAAAAGAAAAAAACGGTGACCTACACATAGAGTTTGATATTCGCGATGACTTTGCTAATAACCAACACATCTACATAGATAAGAAAACAGGACAAGTAGAAATAGTTGATGAGAATTATTACATGACGTCACCAGAAGATTATGCAAAAGATGATCCAATTACTTGGGATGTAACTACACCATCACAGATGCAAGCGTTCGAAAGAAAGATGGGCATTATGCGTGGTGACGGTAGTGAAAAGATGAAAGACTTTGCTTCCCTGCCTGAGGACGGTGACTATACAGACTTATTCGAAAGTTTTATTGATTCCTTTTCCCCATCTGGTAACATATTCAACACAAAAGCAAAAGCTAAACAAATAGCTAAAGAACAAAAAAGATTAAAAAATTTAAGAGACGAAGAAATGGAAATGGATTTTGAATCACAATTTAGAGGTGGCAACATACACGGTTTTAATAAAGGTGGTATTCAAGTAAAAAGAAAAGACAAACCACCTAATCCTCGTGATGCATCTCGTGATGCATACAGAGAATACGGAATATCCAGAAGACAAGGTGAAAGATTTAAAGCTATAAAAAACATGTCTGATCAGGAAGCAATGGCACGTATGATGATGGCAGAGGATGATAAAAATCCGCAAGGAGGATATGGTGTAGGTCATGTAATTTATAATAGATCTCAAAATCCTAGTATATACATGCCTAATAGAGCAGAAGGCATTAGCCCTATAATTAGTGTTCTTTCTTCCTCAACAGGATTTTCTCCTTACACTCAATCTAAAACAAATTTTTTTAAAGATTACACAGGCAATAAAACATATGATGATTATTACAATTATGCCGGTGAAATATTAGCAGGTAACAAACAAGATTTTACAGGTGGGGCAGATTTTTTTGCGTTGCCAGGAACTGAAGGTAATTTTGGTTTATCACAAGCACCTCAATATATAGATCAATATGGTGCACACAAATTTTATAAATCATATAACCAAGGTGGCATGGCTAAAGAGTTTACAGTTAGTGATGCAGTAAAAGAAATAAAAGCTAATCCACAAAATTTTGTCGGCGGTGGACTGGTAAAGAAACTAGCACCAAAAGTAATAGGCAAGTTAAGAGAATACTCTCCTAAAATAACAGGGCCTAAAAAGCAAGGACCAATGCGCCCGGATAAACCGTTTACAGTTTTTGATGAAGCTGGTTTGCCAATAAAAGATTTTGATACAGAAAAAGCAGCTAGAAATTTTTTAAGAGATGATGCACGAGCTGGTGGTTCAGCTGATATGTATACCATAGGTACAAGTTATTCAAAAAAAGCTAAATTCCCGGAAGATGACACAGCTGGTGCAATGTTTTGGTCATCACGTGAGAAACTTATAGATGCACCAATGGAGTCTGCAAAAGGATCAGAATGGCTAGCATATTTAAAACGACCATTTGCAAAACACAATCCTATTAAGGACATGGAATTAAATGATACACAATTATCGACACACTTATCTAGAAACGGAAATAAGACATTATCAAAAGCACAGATAATAGAAGAGTTTGATACAAAGCTTGCACCTGAAATAGATGTAATATCATTAGGCTCACCTAAGGTAAAAGAATCAAAAGCACTTACTAGACTTTACCGAAAAACAGATTTACAAGCATATAGACCTGGACCATTAAAAAATGTTTTAAGTGGTATGAAAATGAGAATACCTTCATTAGAAGAAGCAGTAAATAATAATAACAAAGATGCAATACTAAAAGAAATTGCAACTATAGAAGATCTAGTGCAAAAAAACTTTGGTGTTGCTAATTCTATTACAGAAGGATTTCCACAAAAGTTTCCGTACGAATTAAAACAACCATTACAAGAAATTGCATCAACAACTGGTGTAAGACTTGGAGGATTTAAAGAGTATGCGAGAGAAGCTAGTTATCGTGGACAACAAACAATGGGTGGTGGATCAAACTACCGTGAGTTTTTATTTAAGTACAATCACAAACCAGGATCACTGCGTAATACAGAACCATCATACACATACGCGCATGATTTTAATTTAACAACTTCACAACGAAATAATGGTTTTGTACACATGCGTACGTCTGATAGAACAGATGAATTTGGCAGAAGAATATTACACATAGAAGAAATACAATCTGATATGCACCAACCAGTAAATGCTGCAGGCAGAAGAGTTAAAAAAGCACAGGCAGCAGGACAAACAAACCAACGTGCATACCGCGATGATCTAAGACAATCAAAATATGCAGAGCGTGGTGATTTGGTAAGAGAGACAGATAATGCAAACGAGCAACAAATGATGTTAATACAATCCAAGATAGAAGATTTATTATCAATGCCACAAACAAAACAAACACAAGTGCGACTAGCAAGATTAAACAGAGAGCGTGCAAAGATAAGAAAAATTATTGCAGATAAAAGAGCAGCAGCTGGTTCTGGTGATAATAGTGGTATACCTCAAGGACCATACTCTAAAACAGAAGATTATAACGAGTTTGTTATGAAGTATGCACTTAAAACAGCACAAGAAGGTGGGTATGATGGCATATCCATATCAACACCAGCAATAAAAAATAGAAGCACATCAGTGGGCAGTAGAGATTACATAGGTAACATAACTGCTTACGGTCCAATAGCAGAAGGGGCAATGAAAAAAGTGTCTAAAAAAAGTGGTGCAAAATTTATGAAATCTGTTATAGTTGATGACAACAATAGGGCTTATGAAGTTCCAATGTTGCTTATAAAGGATAATCCACAAGCAATAGATAGAATTTCTAAAGGATTGGGCGCATACAAACGAGGGGGAATAGCTGTAAATGGCTGATAATAATAAAAACAATATAGATAAAGCATTAGAAGCACTTACAGGTGCACTAGAAATAGAACCTACTGGTGAGGAAATAGAAATTAATCCTGAGAAAGGTGTTGACTTTGAATCTGACGTAGAACTACTAGAAGATGGTAGTGCAGAAATTAATTTAGATCCAAACGCACCAATAGATTTGTCGCAAGTACCACATGATGCTAATTTAGCAGAATATATAGAAGATAATGAATTAAGTAGATTTGCAAGTGATCTACTAGCTGAATTCGAATCGGATCGTGATTCAAGGAAAGATTGGGAAGATACCTATATCAAAGGCCTTGATATGCTAGGCTTCAAATATGAAGACCGCACACAACCATTCGAAGGAGCGTCCGGGGTCGTACATCCCTTACTCGCTGAATCTGTTACACAGTTTCAAGCCCAAGCGTATAAGGAACTTCTCCCCCCAAGCGGCCCCGTACGAACTCAAGTTGTAGGTGTAGAAACACCTGAAACAAACGAACAAGCACAGCGTGTGCAAGAATTTATGAATTACCAAATAACAGAGGTAATGCAAGAATACGATCCAGACATGGACCAGTTATTGTTTTATTTACCGTTGTGTGGTTCTGCATTTAAAAAAGTTTACTATGATGGTTTGATGAAACGTGCCTGTGCAAAATTTGTTGCAGGTGAAGATCTTGTTATAAACTACATGGCAACTGATTTAGAATCAGCTGATAGAATTACACACATTATAAAAACAAGTGGCAACGATATACGTAAACAACAATTACAAGGTTTTTACCGTGACATAGAATTACCAACTGGACAAATTGATTCTGATGACGTTGCAGATAAAATAGACGAATTAGATGGAGCAGAAAAAAATTATGGCTCTAGCGATGAAGAACATACAATATTGGAAATGCATATAAATGCAGACGTACCAGGATTTGAAGATACGTCTGGGGTTAAATTACCTTACATAGTTTCTATTGATCAATACTCACAAGAGATATTGTCAATAAAAAGAAATTACAAAGAAGGTGATCTAAACTTTATGAAGAACCATTATTTTGTACACTATAAGTTCCTCCCTGGATTAGGCTTTTATGGATTTGGTCTTATCCACATGCTTGGTGGGTTATCAAGAACTGCAACAAGTGCTTTGCGACAATTAATTGATGCAGGTACTCTTGCTAACTTACCAGCAGGTTTTAAGGCACGTGGCATGCGTATACGTGATCACGATGAACCTTTACAACCGGGTGAGTTTAGAGATGTAGATGTAACAGGACAATCAATAAAAGAATCATTAATGATGCTTCCATACAAGGAACCGTCAGCTGTATTATTTCAATTATTAGGTTTCGCTGTTGATGCAGGTAAATCATTTGCTGCAATAGCAGACATGAAAATGGGTGAAGGCAACGAACAAAATCCTGTAGGCACAACACTAGCATTAATAGAGCGTGGCACAAAAGTTATGAGTGCAATACACAAACGATTACACTATGCACAAAAAATAGAATTTAAACTATTGGCAAAAGTATTCTCTATTTATTTACCACCACAATATCCTTACATGGTTGTTGGTGGAAACCAAATGATTAAACAACAAGATTTTGATGACAGAGTAGATATACTACCTGTATCTGACCCTAACATATTTTCTATGGCACAACGTGTTACATTAGCACAACAACAATTACAACTTGCTAATGCTGCACCACAATTACACAATTTACGTGAAGCATATAGAAGAATGTATGCGGCGATGGGTGTTGATAATGTAGAATCGTTATTACTACCAGATCCAGGCAATCCACAACCTATGTCACCTGCAATGGAAAACGCTGGTGCAATGCGTGGCAAAGAACCAAAACCGTTTCCTATGCAAGATCATATGTCACATATATCTGCACATGCAGAATTTATGTTTACAAGAATGGTACAAATTAATCCGCAGTTATATGCAATGTTACAAGCTCATGTATCAGAACACATATCATTAATGGCGAGTGAACAAATGCAAGAAAAATACGGACCACAGTTTCAAGAGTTACAACAAGCAATGCAACAGGCACAACAAAACCCCCAAGCAGTACAACAATTACAACAGCAGATGGATCAATTAATAAATCAACAAGCAGCAGAACAAGCAAAAATTGAAGCAGAAATGACAAAACAATTAGCGTCTGATGAAGAAGCTAGAATAAGCAAAGAAGCTCAAGATCCACTTGTTAAATTAAAACAACAAGAAATTGACTTAAAAGCTATGGAAACTCAAATGCAGATGCAAAAAGACATGGTATTTGATGCAGAAAAAATTGATATTGAAAGAGATAAATTAGAAGCAGACACAACTATTAACTTGATGAAAGTTGCAGCCGATGTTAATAAAGAGGACTCTACAGAGGCGATGGCATTACTAAAAGAGAACATGGCAAACACTAGGGAGGCTATGAAACAAAAGGCAAGTAATAATGGAAACAGAACAAACAAAAAAACTACTAACCAAGCTTAGGGACGCAATGCTGAAAATAGAAGAAGCTGCAGAAAGCGAAATAAAATGTAGTGAAGATTATTTACAGGTTTGTGGAGCTTTGATGGCTGTAACAAGAAACATGTATGAAAAAGCTTTAGGAACAGAACAGACAAAAGAAATGTTTGTGGCTGTTGCTGAAAGTTTTGATTACCAACAAGAAGTTTTGCATTTCTTTAAGGATATGCCAAAACCAACAATACATTAGGAGGTAATATGCCAAAAGTAGGTAGTAGATCATTTCCCTATACTTCTGCTGGTGCGCAGCAAGCAACAAAGCATGCACGTGCAACAGGTCAAAGAATGACAATGAAGAAAGGTGGAAAGGTTAAAAAAGGTTACCGTAAGGGTGGCCTTAAAAAAGGCAAATAGGAGGTAATATGAAGTTACTAAAAGATTTATGGGCTCATTTGAAAGAGTGGAGTGACTGGAAACTTAAGGACTGGATTAAGGCGGCTATCGTCGCATTAGTTGTCATAGTAATAATTGGAGCTATTTAGTGATAGACAAAAGGTCAGAATATTTAAAACGTAAAAACACTCCGACCCCTTTTAATCAGGGGCCGGAGATGCAGAATTACAATCGTATGATGAACTTGCAATCGCAAGCACCTAACTTTGCAAAAAACGATCCACGCCTAGACGAACTTAAAGATGTAAGAAGACAATACAATCGTTTTGATAAATACAAAATAGGTGAACGTCAAGGTATGGCACCTTTGGACGTACAACGACAATTTTCTAATCAAAGTAATATGCTTAGAAACGCTGCACCCAATGCTTACGCAACAATGTACCCTATTCAAGATTTTGCCATGAAATATGGTGAGGCTGGAGGGTTACTTGGCATGGCGGCAAAAGAAATGTTTAATAAAGTTTCTGACTTTGGAAAAGATATGTCTAATAAAGTAGGTATAACAGGAGCTGCTGATGCAGACGAAGCAGAGATGCAAGACTATGCAGCACAGACTTTTGGTATGGGTGCACCTATGGATAGACATCCTGGTTCAACACCAGTTATCGAAGGTCCAGGAAAATCTACAGTATTACCTAATATTCACACGGGAGAAATTTATTATGACAGAGGGGAAGGGTTAGATTTTGATACAGACCCAGATCAACCTTATATGCCAGAAGATAATTATGTAGAAGATGACTTTGGTGCTTTTTATGAAAAAGATAGAGATGGTAATATAGTTTTAGCATCAAAAAGACCAATGCCGTTTGATGACTCTAACAGAGAAGCAGGCATTATGAGTCAATACTCAACTAATTTTATTGGACCAAGAGACGATCCTAATCGTAGACCGACAATGGCAGACGTAGCAGGACCTTTATATCCTGGTTTAATACCATACCCTGAATATGGTCCTGAAATTGTATACCAAGAAGGTAGAGGTAGAGGAGATTTACCAAGATACGGATATGATTATGATGCTGAAAGAAAAGGCAGAAGAGATTCACTTAAACTTCAACAATTATTAGATTTTATTAACAATCAAAAAATACAACAAGAACCAAGTAGGATAAATTTAAGATAATGCCAGGCGGAGGAAAAGATTTTGGTAAGTACATGGAGGCCACTTCAGGTGGTACTAATACTCAAGCATCTTCTAATTATGGAACACCTGCACCTCAAAGCAATCCATATGGTGGAGGCAGTTACGGTGGTGGTGAACAAGAAGCTTATGTTCCTTACAACGAACCTGCTTACGGTGGATATAGTAATCCGCAAGAACAATACGCTGCATCTTTAAAAGATTACAATCAACAGTATGGAGTAGCAGGAGGAGGTGTAGGACTTGGATCTAGTGGTGCAATGTTTTATACTAATGTTCCTGATGTTTACTACAGCACTTACCTTCCAGGCACGCAAGGTTATTCTCCTACAGGTTTTCAATATATAGCAGGACCAGGAGCTTTATATGAAAATGGTCAGTTAGTAGAAGGCTTCGTGGATCGTGGTATTTATGACCCTTACAGCGGTTTTGGTAGAGGCGGCGGTGGTGGTTATGGATATCGTTACGGTGGTGGCGGCGGTGGCCAAGGTGGTGGAGGTTTTTCCTACAACATGGGACCACAAGGACAAGTTCGTCAAAGAGCAAGAATAGGGCCAGGAAGTTTACAAGAACAAGTTAACCAAGCATTTTTGTCAGGTGGAAAACCATTTGCCAAAGGTGGTATAGTTAGTTTAGTGGAGAATTAATATGTTTGGATTACCAGTAGAAATGATTACAATGCTTGGATCTAGTGTACTAGGTGGTTTTATGACTATCTGGGGACAAAGTATTAAAGCAAAACAAGATGAACAAAAGATGTTATTAGCAAGAGCTAATAACCAAATGAAACACATTAGTGAAGCTCGCACATACGAGAATAAAGGTTTTCAATTTACAAGAAGAATTATTGCACTTACTGCAGTTTTCTTTATAATAGTGTGGCCAAAAATAGTACCAGTGTTTTTTGACACGGCAGTATTTTTGACATGGACAGAGTTTAGTAGAGGTTTTCTGTTTTTAATTGAACAGAAAGAAATGCTTGTGGACAGACAGTACGCAGGTGTTGTGATAACACCAATGGATACGCATTTAATGGCGTCAATTATTGGACTATATTTCGGAGGAAGCTTAGTTAAAAAATGATGAAAAAAACAATGAAAAAGAAAAACGGAAAAAAATCTAGTTTTGGAATGCTTTCTGTAAAAGCAGGTATTGACAATAACCCTAAGCCTACAGCAGCAGACAGAATTGCTGGTGCAACAAAAGGTAAAAAGAAAATGGCCAAAGGTGGATCTGCTAAAAAAGATACACACGTAACAAAAGACGGTCGTACTGTTAAAAAAGGTTTATATTATTACATGAACCGCGCTAAAAAAAGAGGTACGAGCAGACCTGGTAAAGGCACTGTTACAGATAAAGCGTTAAAGCAATCTGCTAAAACAGCAAAAAAACCAGCTAAAAAACGTGGCTAAAAAGAAATCAATATCACAACAAAGAAAAGCCAAATCAGATAAAAATCCAAAAGGCATAGCAAAAGGTTGTGGAATGGTTTTAGAAAATAAAAGGAAAAAAACTAAGTATGCCTAAAACAGCAGCATGGCAACGTAAAGCAGGGAAAAGCCCGTCAGGTGGTTTAAATAAAAAAGGACGTGCTAGCTATAAAGGTGGCACGTTAAAAGCGCCTACTAAATCTAAAACAAGTGGTAGACGTAAATCTTTTTGTGCACGTATGGGTGGCATGAAGAAAAAATTAACAGGGGCAAAAACAAAGAGAGATCCTAACTCTAGGATAAATAAAGCCTTGCGTAAATGGGATTGTTAATATATAGACTTTTTTAATGAGAGATGAAACCGCGATTTATCTCGTCTTGAAAAAGATTAGATCGCGCAAAGAAGAACTAAAAGAAGTGATAGCAACGGGTTTACCGAGCTTTGATGAATACATGAAAGCTGTTGGTGAACACAAAGCTTACACTATAATTGAACAGGAAGTACAAGACCTGCAGAAAGATGAGGAAGAAAATGACTGAAAAAGAGTTGCCTAAAAGACGATTTGCTTTAGAAGAAAAAGATTTAGCTGTAGAAGCTGATGAAAACAATCAGAAAGCTGAAGAAAAAGAAAACAGGTTTCTTAAAAAAATACAAGAAGACGCTACAAAAGATATAAAGCATTTACCTACAGATAAAGTATTAGAACGTTTACCAGATCCAACTGGATGGAGAATATTAGTTCTTCCGTACAAAGGACAAGGTAAAACTAAAGGTGGTGTAATATTAGCAGATGAAACAATTGAAGAGAGAGGTTACACGACAGTAACAGGTTTAGTTTTAAAAGTTGGACCTGATGCTTATAAAGATGAAACGAGATATCCAAACGGACCTTGGTGTAAAAAAAATGACTGGATTATATTTGGTCGTTATGCCGGATCACGTTTTGGTATAGAAGGTGGTGAAGTGAGAATATTAAACGAGGACGAGATAATTGCTGTGGTAAAAGACCCAGAGGATATCTTGCAATATAAATAAACAGGAGTAAATTATGCCTGCAGAAACTAAAATACAGACACAAGCTGAAGTAGAAGAAAAGATGGTAGACTTACCTGATTCTGGTTCACCTGTTGAAGTAGAAATCTCAGACACTAAAAAGACTATAAATCCTGATGAGGATACCCCAGTTGTTGAGACAGAAGTCAAGACTGCATCCTCAGAAGAAATGGATGACTACGGTAATAAGGTTCAATCAAGAATCGACAAATTAACAAAAAGATTAAGAGAAGCTGAAAGACGTGAACAAGCAGCTGTGCAATATGCACAAGGTGTACAAAAAGAAGCACAGACACAAGCACAACGTGCTAATCAATTAGATTCTGGTTATGTTACAGAATTTGGAGATCGTGTAGCAGCACAAATAACTGAAACTAAAAACGAGCTTAAACAAGCTATGGATTTAGGTGATGTGGATAAACAAGTAGAAGCACAAGCTAAACTTAGTAGATTATCCATAGAAGAAGAACGTGCAGCATCACATAAAGCACAAAGAGAAAGACTACAACAGGAGATGCAAGCTCAAGGGGTTGATCCAAATCAACCGCAAATGCCTCAGCAACCAATGCCTAGGCAACCTGCACCACCTCGTCAACCTGACCCAAAAGCAACAGAATGGGCTGAAAAGAACACTTGGTTTGGTTCAGATGAACCAATGACCTTGACATCTTTCTCAATTCATCGTAAACTAATGGAAGAAGGATTTGACCCACAGTCAGATTCATACTATAGTGAAGTAGACAAAAGAATGAGGGATACTTTTCCTCATAAATTTGAACAACAAGTTTCGCCTTCGCAAACAGTTGCATCCGCTAATAGAGGTGCAGCACCAGCAAAGGAGCGTAAAGGTTCTGTAAGACTCACACCCTCACAGGTAGCCATAGCAAAAAAATTAGGTGTGCCACTAAGCGAATATGCGAAGTACGTGAAGGAGTAGGCATATGAATACAAATAAAAATAATAAACTACCATCACGCGAGTCTGAAACCCGAGTTAAAACCGAACGAAGGAAAGAATGGGCTCCACCATCACAGTTAGATGCACCACCTGCACCTAACGGTTTTAAACACCGTTGGATAAGGGCCGAAACGATAGGACAGATGGATTCAAAAAATGTATCCGCTAGAATGCGTGAAGGATGGGAATTTGTCAGAGCTGATGAATACCCAGACACTGAATGGCCACAAATGGAATCAGGTAAATACGAAGGTGTTATAGCTGTCGGAGGTTTGATGCTAGCAAGAATTCCTGAGGAAATTGTTGAGCAGCGAAGAAAGTATTTTGCACAAGTTGCGCAAGATAAAGACGATGCTGTTGCAAACGATCCACTCAAGGACCAACATCCTAGCATGCCTGTACATAATGAAAGCAGGCGTTCTCGCGTAACCTTTGGTGGCGGTAAAAAAGACAACTAGTTTTTTTCCCCTTAAGTTACAAACATAGCACATTCATGGTGAGTGTGTTGTAACAATTACTATGAGGATAAAATCATGGCTAATATTGACGCGGCCTTTGGGTACAGACCTATTGGGAAAGTTGGTAGTGGCGTTCAAAACATGGGTACGACTATGTACACCATCGAAGACAATTACAGTACATCTATTTTTAAAGGTGATCACGTAATGCAGTCTGGTGGGTATGTAATTGCTGGAACAGCTTCCGGCGCTACGAACCTAGGTGTTTTTAACGGTTGCTTCTACATTGATCCAGTAAGTAAAAAACCTACATGGTCAAATTACTACAGTCAGACTAATGTAACCAGTGCTGGTTCCATATCTGGCTCAACTAATATAGACGCGTATATCTATGATGATCCGTACATGCTTTTCGAAGCTCAATGTGATGGCACTATTGCTAAAACTGATATTGGTAAAAATACTGATTCAGTATTAACAACTGGTAGTACTGTAACTGGACAATCAAAAAATGAAATTGATGATGGTACAGAAGCAACTACTGCTGGACTACAGGTCAAAATTATTGGGATTACAAAAGATCCAGAGAACGATGATGCTTCAAGTGCAAATGCTAACTGGTACATTATGTTTAATGAACACGTTAAATTGGGCACTGGTATCACCGGTACATAATAGTTAGAGGAGAGATAAATGGCAATTTCAAGAATGCAATTGGTCAAAGAGCTCGAGCCTGGCTTGAATGCTCTGTTCGGATTAGAATACGACCGATACGAAAACCAGCACACAGAAATCTTTGATTCAGAGAATTCTGATCGTGCATTTGAAGAAGAAGTAATGCTAGGTGGGTTTGGCAATGCAGAGGTAAAACCAGAAGGTTCTGGTGTTGTGTATGAAGCAGCACAAGAAACTTTCACTGCACGCTATACTCACGAAACCATTGCTTTGGCTTTCTCATTAACTGAAGAAGCCGTAGAGGATAACCTTTACGACAAAATCAGCACTAGATACACAAAAGCATTGGCACGTTCAATGGCTAACACTAAACAGATTAAAGCTGCTAACGTTCTTAACAGAGCGTTCAACAGTTCTTTTCTTGGTGGCGATGATAAGGAGCTTTGTGCTACTGATCACCCTACACTTAGTGGAGACCAAAAGAACGAGCTATCAACTTCAGCTGACTTAAACGAAACTTCGCTTGAGCAGATGTTAATTGATATTGCTGGTATGAAGGATGAAAGAGGAATGAAAATTGCTCTTAGAGGTATGAAAATGATCATTCCTGTAAACCTTCAATTTACTGCTGAAAGGTTAATGAAATCTGCAGGTAGAGTAGGAACTGCTGATAATGACTTAAACGCTATCAAATCAATGGGAATGGTGCCACAAGGATATGTGGTTAACAACTTCCTAACTGATACTGATGCGTTCTTTATCAAAACAGATGCTCCTAATGGACTTAAGATGTTCACTAGAGCTCCTATTAGAACTGCGATGGAAGGTGACTTCGATACTGGTAACGTTAGATACAAAGCTAGAGAGAGATACTCGTTTGGGTTCTCTGACTGGAGAGGTATCTTCGGATCACCAGGAGCGTAAATCTTTTAGTGGGGCGCATTATGTGCCCCACTATACCTAGTATAACAAGTTATACAGACTGACTAGGCAGACGATATAGAGACTGTATGACGATTGGTCTATATGACCGAGGAGAATATTATGGCTAATACTAGCTTTGTGGGTCCGGTAAGATCCAAAAATAACTATAAATTATATAGTACTACTGCTTCAACAGGTGTTGAACATGATAGAACTATAAGTGATCCAGCAATGGACGCTAGAAGATTTTATTTAGAAGAATGGTTTTTACAAAGACCAGGTCTAAATGCAAACATTGACCAAGTATCAACAGTTGAAGTTCAAAGAGCTTTGAATAGAAACTGGGAAGCACTTGGAACTAACGTAACTACTGCACTAGTTACATTTGCTTCAACTTCAGCAGGAATTTTAGCAACAACAGCAGGTGCAGACCAAGACCAAGCAATCATTACACCTCACTTAGATACTGCAGCGACAGCGTGGGCAGGTTGTCAATGGGGAACAGAAAATTCAGTTCATTTTGAAACATCAATTATGTTACCTGCACTTGATAACCAAAAGGTTTGGGCAGGATTAAAATTAACTAATGATCAATTAATTGCAACTGATGATGATCAAGCATATTTTAAATATCAAACTGATGCTACTAACTCAGAAGCATTTAGTGATTTTTCTGTTTGGCATTTTGTTCACAGTATTGGTGGCACTGATTATATCACTGCGTTACCAGTGACTGTTGCAGCAAATACACCATATCATTTAAAAATTGAAATAGATAGCGACAGAAAAGCTACTATTTTTATAAATGGTGTACAGTACAATGTTGCTAATACAGCAGGATCAACTGGTGGTACAGCTGCTACAGCAGTACAACCAGGTGTTGCAGCTACTAAAACTGCAGCTTTAACTAACGATGTGGATTTCATTCCATATGTTGGTATTGAAGCTGGTGCGGCTGCTGCAGAAGCAGTAAACGTACATCATGTTTGCATGAGCAGAAACGTATACGAATAATAAATAAACAAGTGGGGCTTCGGCCCCACAGTTCTTGATTAAGGAGGGAACATGGCAGATACAGTAACAGGACCGACTATCCTACAACAAAATGACGCTCGCGTTACAATCAAAATAGTCAATCAATCAGACGGAACAGGAGCAACAACAGTTTTTGGTGATGTGTCAGCATTAGATGCAAGAGCAGACGGAACTGCTGTGGCACACTTAGGATTACTTAGAGTTTGGTTTTCTTGCCAAGGAGGCGATGGAGGCGACTCTTATGCGCGTCTAGATGAAGAAGATTCAGATGGAGATATTCCTATAATAGGACTGACAGGAACAGGATATTGGGATTTTAGAGAATTTGGTGGCATACCAGCAGATAAATCTAGCAACAGTAATCAAAGTGATGTTAATCTTGTTGTACCTGGTGCTGCTGATAGTGGTAACATGTACACAGTTGTAGCTGAATTTCAAAAGATTTATTAAAGGTTTAAATGGCTTATTCAGGCACACAAACCTTTAATCTTTCGATTGAGGAAATAATAGAAGAGGCATACGAAAGGTGTCAATTAGAGACTCGTAGTGGTTATGATTTAAAAACTGCTAGAAGATCTATGAACTTAATGTTAGCAGAGTGGGCAAACCGTGGTTTAAATTTATGGACCATAACATATGCAACACAAACATTAACTGCTGGTACAAATTATTATTCTATTGATCAAAAAGTAGTAGACATAGTAGATGCTGTTGTAACAACTACAACAGGCGCAACTTCTAATTTAGAAGGTGATAGTAATACTACAGATGTTGCTATGAATAGAATTTCTAGAACTGAATATATAAATTTAAGCAAAAAAGAAAATTCATCTTCGGGTGATGCAAGACCTACACAATTTGCTTTAGTTCCAGGCACAGTTACAACTGGAAGTTCTTCTAGTAGTGGCAGACCAGAAAATGATATGACATTGTTTTTGTATCCTAGCCCAGATAAAGCTTACATATTTAAGTATTTTTATATCGCAAGAATAGAAGACGCAGGTAGTTATACAAACAATGCTGATGTACCTTTTTATTTTCTTCCTTGTTTGACGGCTGGATTAGCTTACTATATAAGTTTAAAAAGAGCACCGATGTTAAGTGCAAACTTAAAAGCGGTGTATGACGAAGAATTTAAACGTGCTTCTGAAAACGATAGGGAAAGAGTTTCTTTTAGAGTTGAACCAGCACGGGCGTACACACCATAGGAGGTAATATGCCAATATGTAAACATTGTGATCATGAATGTCATTGTAGTAATGGCGGTTCATGTTGCGGAGGACAGTGCCAATGTGGTAACTGTGAATGTAAAAAGGAGGAAGAATGAGTAATAAAAACTGGAATAACCAAACTGCTAACGCTAGTGGATCTACTGGTGGAGTAAAAAGTAATTGGAGTCATAGAGGTACTAATTCTATACCTACTGCTAAACCAAAAGAAAAAGAAAAAACTATTTCTATAGCAGAAGGTGAGATACACGGTACAGTTCAAGGTATGGGTGCAGCTACTAAAGGTGGTAAGTATCATTGGTCTAGTAAGAATAAAAGTAATTGGTAAACTAAATGGCTTATGCAATAGGTAAACATGCTAAATTTATTTCTGACCGTAGTGGTATGGAATACCCATACACAGAAATGGTTGTGGAATGGAATGGTGCACGTGTTCACAAAAGTGAATTTGAACCTAAAACACCACAGGATAGACCTAACAAGCATTCGCCAGATGCAGAAGCTTTGCAATTTCCAAGACCAGCAAGAACAGAAAATGAAACAGAAAGATTGTTGCCTTTAAATCCGTTTAGATTTACAGCTTCTAGTACAACAGTAACAGTATTTGAACCTGCACATAAAAGATCTAGTAGTGATACAGTTAGATTTAGAACTGTGTCTGGTAATTTATTTGGTGCATCTAAATCAGAAATAGAAGCAGAAGCTGGTTTTAGTATAACAAAAACAGATGATGACTTTTATACCTTTACTGTGTCAACAGCACCATCTATTACAGGAAATGGTGGAGGAGGACAAACGTCTTCTGGTCCAGCAACATTGAGTAACTAATGACTACATACGCACAATTAACACAACAAATATTAGACTATACAGAAACAAGCACTGATGTATTAACGTCTACTATTACAAATGATTTTATAGAGCACACAGAAAATAGAATATTAAAAGAAGCTGACTTGGATGCTTTTAAATCACATCAATCAGCTACTTTAACAACTAGTAATCCTTTTGTATCTTTACCTGGAGGTACATCACCAGATCCAACATCACTAGCTACGATACGAACAATTCACATATGGCCTGCTTCAGGCACACCAACAAGAGATTTTTTAGAACATCGTGATCTTAGTTACATGAATGAATATTGGCCTGACAGAACTGCTACAGGCACACCAAGATATTGGTCATGGTGGGATCAAAACACAATTTATCTTGCTCCTACGCCGGATTCAGCGTATAACGTAGAATTAGGAATTACTAGATTACCTACAAGACTGTCTAGTAGTAATACAACCTCATGGTTGGGAGACAATGCCCCAATGGCGTTGCTTTATGGATGTCTTGCAGAAGCCTTTAAGTTCTTAAAGGGACCAGCTGAAATGCTGCAATTATACGAACAATCTTATCAACGTGCTATGCAAGAGCTTATAGTTGAGCAAACTGGAAGGCACAGACGAGATGAATATTTGCATGGAGAGTTAAAATTCCCTATGCAATCTACAAAAACAAAAACTATAGGAGAATAAAACATGGCTATAACTCAAGCTGTCTGTACCAGTTTTAAACAAGAAATTCTTGTTGAAGGACATAATTTTACTAATGGACAAGACACTTTTAAAATTGCATTGTATACAAGTTCTGCTTCTTTAGATGCCTCAACTACTGCTTATTCCAGTTCAAACGAAGTTTCTGATTCAGGGTCTTACTCTGCTGGAGGTGGATCACTTACAAGTGTAACACCAACAACTAGTGGTACGACTGCAATCTGTGATTTTGCTGATATATCTTTTACATCAGCTACTATTACAGCGCGTGGAGCTTTGATTTATAACAGTACTAATTCAAACAAAGCAGTGTGCGTATTAGATTTTGGTGGGGATAAAACATCTACAAGTGGGACGTTTACAATTCAATTTCCAACTGCAGATGCAAGTAACGCTATACTAAGATTAGCGTAGGAGTATAAATGGCATTAGTAATTAATGACAGAGTAAAAGAAACTTCTACTACTACAGGAACAGGGACACTTAACTTAAGTGGAGCTGTAAGTGGTTTTGAAACTTTTGTAGCAGGTGTTGGTAATGGTAACACAACGTATTATGCTATTGTTAATCGTGACGCAGATGAATGGGAAGTAGGATTAGGAACAGTCACTGATGCATCTACTGACACGTTAGCAAGAACTACTGTTATTACAAGTTCTAATAGTGATTCAGCAACTGATTTTAGTGCTGGAACTAAAGATGTATTTGTAACTTTACCAGCAAGTAAAGTAACATTTGAAGATGCTAGTAATGATGTCACTTTAGCAAACGATCTTATTTTAGGATCAGATTCAGCTGTGTTAAAATTTGGAGCTGACTCTGACACAACTTTAACACATACCGACGGCACAGGTTTAACTTTAAACAGTACAAATAAATTATTATTTAGAGATACTGGATTATATATTAATTCATCTACTGATGGACAATTAGACATTGTTGCAGATACAGAAGTACAAATAGCAGCTACAACAATAGACATTAATGGAATACTTGCTGTTGATGGTACAACTATTTCATTAGACGCAACAACATCATTAAATATAGATAACTCTAATACATCCAATGGTATTACCATAGGAACTGCAACATCTGGCGTGCCTATTTCAATTGGACACACAACTTCTGAAGTAACAATTAATGATAATCTTACAGTTACAGGAACATTAACTCTTGGTTCAAACGCGGAATTAACAGAAGCGGAATTAGAATTTCTTGATGGAATTACAGCAGGTACGGCAGCAGCAAGTAAAGCAATGGTTGCTGATTCTAACATAGACATTACTGGTGGTAGAAATATTACCATTAGTGGAGAATTAGACGCGGCAACTTTAGATATTAGTGGTAATGCAGATATTGATGGAACTTTAGAAGCAGATGCAATCACTGTTGATGGAACAGCTTTAGCAACATTTATAAGAGATACTGTTGGAACAAACATGGTCTCTAGTAATACTGAAACTGGTATTTCTGTTACATATGACACAACAAATGATAATTTAGATTTTGCAATAGCCGCAGCTCAAACAACAATTACATCATTGCTCGCAACCGACATTAAAATTGGTGAGGATGATGAGACTAAAATAGATTTTGAAACAGCGGATGAAATACATTTTTATGCAGCAAACGTAGAACAAGTTTACCTTGGTGATAATATTTTTGGACCACAGTCAGACAGTGATGTTGACTTAGGTTCTACAGGGGTAAGATGGAAAGACGCTTATGTGGATACAATTACAACAACTGGTAATGCTACCGTAGGTGGTGATCTAACAGTTACTGGTGATGATATTACCATGGGCACTAACACTGATACTGCTATTTTAGTAGCAGACGGAACAAATTATAATCCAGTAGTTCCAAGTGGTGATGTTGGATTGACTAACGCTGGTGTATTTAGTATAGCATCTGGTGTAATAGTTAATGCCGATGTTAACGCTTCAGCAGCAATTGCAGATTCTAAATTAGCTACAATTTCTACAGCAAATAAAGTAGACATTGGAGCTCTAGATATTGATGGTGCTACTGATATTGGAGAAGCTTTGGCAGATGCAGATTTATTTATTGTAGATAACGGAGCAGGAGGCACTGAAAGAAAAATGGCTGCCTCAAGAATAATAACATACGTTGACGCAAATTCAAGTGCGGCTTCAGTAGGAAAGGCAATAGCAATGGCTATTGTTTTTGGATAATTAATTAAGGAGGTAAATAATGGCAACACCGAATATTGTAAATGTAGCTACGATTAATGCCAAAAACGCTACGGCGCTTTTGACTGGAACTAGCCGCACAGAAGCGATAGATGTTCCTGCAGATAAGGTAGCCAAAATTAATACTATACTTGTTGCTAACGTTGATGGCACAAATGCTGCTGATATTACAGTAGAAGTAAGTATTGATAATGGTTCTAATTTTGTGGCAATAGCAAGCACTATTTCAGTTCCTGCCGATGCAACGTTAAGTCTTTTAGAAAATCCAATTTATTTGGATGAAACAGATTTATTATATTTCACAGCATCCGCAGCAAATGATTTAACTTATTTCGTGTCTTACGAAGAATTAGACGACGCGTAAGGAGTAATTGATGGCTAATGGTGGTATCATAGGTCCAGAAAATAAAGCAGGAACCAGTTTATCGCAAAAATCAAAAGTTACTACTTTTACATCTAGTGGCACGTTCACATCACAACCTTTAAGTTCTTCAATAACATATGTTATTGTAGCAGGAGGCGGTGCTGGTGGCGGAGAAATTGCAGGCGGCGG